GGATAAACTGGGAACACACAGCCCCGAAAATCCTGAACGAAAAGTGGAGGAAAGAGAGAAAGGAGGATACGTAGAAAAATGGAGAAAAACATAACTGGCGAAAAGATGTTAAGCCATATAGACAGGATAGTGGGGGAAAAGAAACCCATAACAGCAGATATATTCCTTACAAATTATTGCGACAACAGATGTCCATATTGCACCTACGGACGGTGGGAGCTGGATACAGGGGCACAAGCAATGAAGTATGAGGATTTTATCACATATGCAAAAAGACTGGCGGCTATGGGCGTACAGGGATTCATACTGACAGGAGGAGGAGAGCCGACCATCAATCCTGATTTTGAAAAGATTGCAAAATGGCTGACCGAAAACAATTTCCAGTGGGGAATGAATACGAATTTTAATAAGTTAGTAAAAGTAAAACCGAATTATCTGAAAGTGTCGCTGGATGCGTACAGCAATGAAAGTTATGAGCAGTTGCGAGGCGTGGCAGCATATGAAAAGGTTCGGGAGAACATAAAAGCGTATGCGGCGTGGAAAAAGGAAAACAGCCCAGGCACATCTTTTGGAATCCAACAGCTTGTAAAAGAGCCGGAGGACGTAAAAAGATTTTACGATGCAAATAAGGACCTGGACGTTGACTACATTGTTTTCAGACCAGTGGAAAGCACCGCAGGAAGTTACTACAGGGATGAGAGGAAAAAGAGAGATTCGGAGGAAATAAAGAAAATCGTATCGGATATGGCGATGGGCGATGAAAGAGTAACACTCAATTTCAAATGGGGGTTGCTTAACAGGCAGGAAGAGAGATGCACCGCAAGCTGGGCGCAGATGGCTTTAAATGAAAAAGGCGAAGTCATGTACTGCTGTCATAAGCCGTATCAGATTATAGGTCATATCATGGACGAAGATATTCTGGCAAAGAAAATGGCGGCAGTAACGGATATGTCAATGTGTGACATACCATGCAGAATGACAGCCCCTAATCTGGAGGTCAAAAAGATGGAGCAGGCGAGAAAGGACGCTTGCTTTATTTAATTTTATCGGAGTTGAGAACAAAGCGAGGTGGTGACATTGGCAAATGACGAAAATCTGATACCTATGAACCGCCGAACAAAGAGCGAGCAGAGAAAAATCGCCACAGCAGGAGGTAAAGCATCCGGGGCAGCAAGGCGTAAGAAAAGAGATATGCGAAAGGCGGCCGAAATGCTGTTGAATATGCCGGTATCAAGTAAACAATCGACCATGAAAGCCACGCTCACAGCTTTAGGGATTGACGAAGAGGATATGGACTACAGTATGGGAGTTATGGCGGCGATGTTGGTGCAGGCGGCAAACGGAAATGTAAATGCTGCAAAGTTCCTAAGAGATACAGCAGGGCAGAATCCGGCACAGCAGTTACAGGAGAAAGAATTTGCTTATCGGAAAAAGCAGGACAGAGAGACAAAAGCAGCCGAAGAAGATGAAAGCATAGCTGGTAGTACACCGGTAGAAATATACCTGCCTGAAAAGGAGGAAGATGACGATGAGTAAAACAAAAGTTATACGACCTCAGAAAGGACCGCAAGAGAAATTTCTTTCAACAACGGCGGATATTGCTATTTACGGTGGAGCCGCAGGAGGTGGAAAGTCTTACGGAATGCTGATTGAGCCTTTGAGATACAAGGATAACAAAAGATTCGGTGCTGTGATATTCCGACACGAATATAAGCAGATATTCAACCAGGGCGGTTTGTGGGATACAAGCAACGATGTATACGGTGATATAAAGGGAGCCGATGGAAGATACAGCACAGGGATGTGGAAATTCAAAAACGGTATGACAGTTGCATTTGACTATATCAACCGTGATGATGATTTACAGAAGTGGCAAGGTTCACAGATAACCATGATAGGTTTTGACGAGCTTACTCATTTTTCTGAAAAACAGTTCTTTTATATGCTATCCCGAAACCGTAGTGTTTGCGGGGTAAAGCCATACATGAGAGCAACTTGCAATCCAGATGCGGATTCGTGGGTTGCTAATTTTATTTCATGGTGGATAGACCAGGACACAGGCTATCCGATAAAGGAACGCTCTGGCAAGAAGAGGTGGTTCGTCCGTATTAACGAAAATGTTATGTGGGCGGCTACCAGGGAGGAGGCAGTGCTGATTGCCCTTGATGCCAATATAGGCAGGGAAGAGGCGGAAACGATGCCGAAATCCGTAACATTCATTATGTCAACACTGGATGATAACAAAATCCTGATGAAAGAAAACCCAGGATATAAAGCCAACCTGTTAGCCTTGACAGAGGTTGAGAGGGAGAGGCTTCTCCGTGGTAACTGGAAAATTAAAGCTGCCGCAGGATTGATGTTCAAGCGAGTAAAGGTCAATATGCTTGAAGAGATACCGCCGGACGTAATCAAATGGGCGAGAGGTTGGGACCTTGCAGCCACATCCGAAGATGAGAAAGGCGACCCGGCATATACAGCCGGTGTTCTCATTGGCAAGAGGAAGAACGGACGATATATCGTAGCAGATGTTATCAATAAGCGGCTAAGCTCGGCAGATGTGCGAGAGATTATAAAACAGACCTGCATAACGGACAAGGCGAAGCATAAGAGAGTTGCAACAAGACTTCCGCAAGACCCAGGGCAGGCAGGTAAAGACCAGGCACAGAGCTTTTTGAAGCTTTTATCCGGTTTTAACGCTAAATGTATTCCAGAATCCGGGGATAAGGTTACGAGAGCAGAACCGTTTTCCGCACAATGGTTAGGACTTGAGGGAATGGATAAAGGCAACGTTGACGTGCTGATAGCTCCATGGAATGAAATGTATTTCAATCAGGTTGAATCATTCCCGGAAAGTAAGTTCAAAGATATGGTGGATGCGAGCAGTTCGGCATTTACGGAGTTAGAGAGTGGTGCAACATATTCAGCACCGGGTGGTAATGACGGATTAAGTAAAGATAGTTACTGGAGGAGGTGAGAAGATTGCCGGTTAATACAAACGGAAAAAACGGAGCAGAGTTAGGACGAATAGGACAGCGCCGCTACGGCGGTGTGATATATGAGGAGTTTTTACCGGAACTTAGAGGAAAGAAAGGGATAGCAGTCTACAATGAAATGGCGGAGAATGACGACATTGTAGGTGCTATCCTTTATGCTATAGAAATGCTTATCAGGCAGACAGACTGGAATGTAGAGCCAGGAGGAGATTCCGCAAAAGATGTTGAAGCTGCTGAGTTTGTGGAAAGCTGTATGAATGATATGCAAAAGACGTGGATTGATACAGTATCCGAGATATTGTCATTTCTTACATATGGCTGGAGCTTCCATGAGATTGTGTATAAGCGCCGAATGGGTAATACAAAAGACAGCCGGACAAGAAGCAAATACACTGACGGTCTTATTGGCTGGAAAAAACTTCCAATAAGAGGGCAGGAAACCCTGTATCAGTGGGAATATGACAATGAAGATAACCTGTTAGGTATGACACAGATGCCGCCGCCATTATATCAGCTATATACAATTCCTATGAGCAAGGCATTATTATTCAGGACGAAAAGTCGCAAAGATAATCCAGAGGGAAGGTCGATACTTCGTAA